CGTTAGATGAGCTTTTATCGTTCAAAAACCCAGAAAAGTCTTTGGTTGCATTTAAAGAATTAAGAAAGCTATTTGACGGCTCACTTCAGTCTTTGCAGCCAATGATCACTAACTTTACTGATCGCGGCAATTATTATTCGGGTGAAGCGGGTGATAAGCTCTATGAAAAGACAATGGAAAAACTCAATCAATCATTGGGTGGTTCTGCTAACTATTTTACACCAACAATGGTTCAAAATGAGGATGGCTCTCAGACCCAAACTTATGACGTAAGGAGCTAATCTATGGGAACTGTTTCGGTTCAAACAAATAATGGATTGCTGAACTTTACGATTGCTGGGGATACGCCGAACCCAGCAGAGCTTGCGAAAATTCAACGCATCATAGCTAATCAAAGCATGAAAGCTCAAAGAGATTCCGCACGCCGACAAGCCGAACAAAAGTTCGACTACCGTACCGGGATTCAAAACAACGAACTTCGCCGCAAATTAAGTCGAGCGGAAGATGCAGAAGAAGAAGTTCTGGCTCTCAAAACTATGGGCCTGTCAGAAACAGACTTTACAAGAGATTATAGAGGTCGCCTTGCCTTAACACCGCAAGGGGCAAAACGTTTCGGTGTAGAATCAGATCGTAACGTAATTATTGATGAGCGTGGTCTTACACGTTCAGACTTTGCTGATTTGTCTAGTCTTGGTCGTGAAATAGCAGGTGGTGTAGGTGGCGCACTTGTTGGTCAGGCTACTATACCTATTCCAATCATTGGTGCTATGATTGGCGCAGGTTTGGGTACTGGTGGAGTAAAGTTACTAGAAGAAGCGCAAGAAGTTGTGCAAGGCACACAGGGCCAAACTGCAGGTGAAGTATTTAAAGACGCTGGGACAGAGGCTTTAATCGGTGCGGCTGGTGAAGGCGCAGGTCAGGTTTTGTTTAAAACCATTGGTAGACTATTTAGAAAGCCGGGTGGTGATTTAACGCCAGAGCAATTAGAACTTGCTGGTCTTTCCATAGATAAATTTGGTGTCACACCTACACTTAGTCAGGTGGGTGCAAACAAAATCTTATCTAGACAGCAGGCTATGACTGAAAAGGTTTTTGGAACATCTACAAGACTTAAACAAAACCATGATGCGATCAAAAAAACTCTAGATGATTTTCGCTCAGATTATGGTGCAGCAACGCCAGATGAAGTTGCAGATGTTCTTGTAGGTGCTGCGAAAAGTGGCAATAAGATAATTGCTAATCAGAAAAAACAAATAAGTAAGAGAATTGTTGAAAATTTAAAGCAAGCCAATGAAGCATTGGGCGCAGCTACAGCCCGTGATGCTACGATTGATGATGACACATTTAAAATTTTTAGAGAGGCTTACAAGCAATTTGATGACGACATGCAGACTCAGTTTTCTGCGATCAATAAGCTAGTCGATGACCCTGCAGGAAACATTCCGTCACTAAATGTCGCAGCCATTAAAAAAGATGCTCAAAACAGATTAAATCAATTCTCTGGTGTGACTACAGGAAATCAAAAAATCGCAGAAGACATGCTTAGAGGTATTGCTAATTTACCTGACAAGGCTTCATTCGCGCAGGTGTATCGCGCACGTAAGAGTTTGAATGACACATGGCTTTCTCGTTATGGCTCAAGTAACGTCGAAGATGTGAAGAAAAAGTTTCTTGGTCGTTTGGATGAGCAGTTAGAATTAAAGGAAATCAACCGAGCCTTAAATAGAGTTGCATTGAAACAGCTTACTGACGAACAAAAAGATATGTACAAGGCCGCGTCTAAAGCAATTCCTGATGCTCGTACTAATTTTAAAAAAGGCATTGAGCAATTTGAGGGAATACACGGTAAATTAGGTGTTCGTAACCTTGTAGCTTCGGTAAAAGGCGGCAAGGAAGTTGATACAGTAGGTGCGGCTAATACCTTAATTAAACCAAACAATCCTAAGTTACTAAAAGATGCTGAAAAGGCAGTTGGCGGTTCTTCTATATTCACACCTATTAAAACGCGTATTGGTGCGGAATGGTTGCGGCAAGCCTTTAAGGACGCGACTAAAGCAAACAGAAAAGGCGTAATGAGCTTCCACAAGCTACATGACGAGATAGAAAAGTTAGGTTCTACAGGCGAAGAATTGTTCGGAAAAAACTTTCCGGAAATAAAAAAACTAGCTTCTCAAATGAATGTTATGAGCCTTTCTGATGTATCTCAAAGTATGATTGATAATGTTGTAGCAGAAGGCGCAGACCTGCCTGCGATTAGCTTGCTTAGAAACTTAAAGTCTGCTGTAGATGAAGAAGCAGCTATGAAGAGAAGTCGTGCAATTAAAGCACTTCAGGATGATTCTTTAACAGCTACAGCGGCAGCAGAAGTTATTGCAGACCGTTCTACAAAAGACGTTGATGTAACAAAGCTCATTAAATACTTTGATGATCCAGAAGATATAAACAAAATTAGATCGTTTTATGTTAACAACATTATCGGTGATTTTGGTGATACATTTTTAACTGATCCAAGCCAATTTAAATTGTTCGGGAAAAGACTGCAAGATGAGCATAAATCTGGTAAGTTAGAGTTAGTCTTTGGTAAAGAAATGGCTGACGATATGCGAGATTTTGGGCGCGTCATGGTTTTTAACTCCAAAGCCGCTGAAGGGGGCGATCTTGTCGCAGCGAACATTGCAGCCAAACCGTTAGAAAACTTAGCCACACTTGCTCGACTTGGGATTATTGGTAAAATTTTATCTTCTGCGCCACAGTACAAATCAATCGTAAGTCAATACAAAGCAATGTCTGCAGGTAAGTCAGAAAAAACAAAGGCTGAAATCTTTGGCAATCTACTTGCCAGTGCATTTGGTTCGGCAACATCTCAGGCACCTGCACAAATTCTTCAAGAAAGTGCGCAAGAAGGATCGCGTCAGTTATCAGCACTGCTGAATACAGCGCAGAGCCAGATGAATGCTCCAGTCCCGCCACGGACCCCGGTACCTCAAGTCCAGCCTGCGATACAACCCGAACAAATATCCGCACCAGTCCCGGTACAGCAGCCTATGGGCATGATGGGTATTCGCGAACGTGCAAGAGAAAATCCAGCAGTGGCGTTATCACTACTGGGCGGTCTTGGAAGCGCAGGGCTTCTTTAGTCTTCGATAAGAGCAGATAGTCCACCTGTAACATGACGCGCAGGGGTGGGCTTTCTTTTTTTTCTGTAAGATTCGTATTCACGGTCAACAAGCAACGACAGTTGCTGCGAAATGTTACGACGATCTTTATTCGCCATGTAAACAATCTTCTCATAAGTGTCAGTGTTGACACCTATAGACTTGTATTTTGATGGTTTAGGCACTAGCATAACTCCCATAATGTACTCAAAACCAACATATAATCCCAAACTAAAAAGGTCAAGGCCCAAGTACGGCAACAAGAAGACTGTGGTTGATGGGATTACATTTGATTCCAAGTGGGAATCACAGCGGTACTTATATCTAAAGTCTCTTGAAAAAGCGGGTCGTGTGCAGAATCTCGAACTGCAGCCGCGCTTTCTTATAATAATAAATGGGCAAAAGATCTGCACTTACGTTGCTGACTTTCGATACGATAAAGAAGACGCTGAAGGTAACTGGGAGCATATTGTCGAAGATGCCAAGGGCGTGGAAACCACTGAATTTAAACTAAAAAAGAAGTTGATGAAAGCTGTTCACAACATTGAAATTTATCTTTCTAAAAAAAATAGTTGACACGAATCCCATACTTTTCTAAGTATAAGGCTCTAGAAAATTTATACGGAGCATGACATGAACAGTAGTGAACTGTTTCAACGTCGAGAAGAGTTAAAGTTTATTCTCTCAGACTTGAAAACTGAACTTAAAGACATCGAAGATCAAATCTCAGATATGTGGTTATCTGTAGCGCGTGACGCATTACGCGCTGATGGTAAAGACTTTGGCACCACATATATCGTTGCCGGAAACAAAAAGCTAAAGGCTATTGTTCGCAAAAAGGTAACGTGGGATCAAAACGAACTTGGGCTCGCCCTTGAGGCGATGCCAGAAGAAGACGCTCGACATTACGGCAAGCTAACACTTGCGGTTGATGAGCGTAAATACACAACAGCGCCACCTGCAATCAAAGAAGTATTGGAGCCTTGCCGCACGGTAGAGGTTGGTGGTTTCTCAATCGAAGAGGTGGAATAATGGGTTTGCAAATTATCACAGCCGAACAACGTCTTGCAGAAAAGCGCGGTCATAAGATCGTCGTATGTGGTGCAAGTGGTGTCGGCAAAACAACACTGGCTCGTACACTAGAGCCTAACACTACACTCTTTATGGACTTAGAAGCGGGTGATGCGGCTATCGAAGGATACCCCATCGACGTTATCCGTCCTCAAACATGGGCAGAATGCCGTGACTTTGCATGCTACATTGGTGGGCCAAACCCATCATTGTCAGAGGATCAGCCATATAGCCAAGCACATTACGATTACGTTGTGCAAACATATGGCGACCCTCAAGAGATTATGTCAAAGTTTAGCACGATCTTTGTTGACTCAATCACAGTCGCAGGTCGCCTATGTTTTCAGTGGTGCCAACAACAGCCAGAAGCACGATCCGATAGGACTGGCAAGTTGGACACTCGTGCGGCCT